GCTGACATCAGCTGGTCGCAAGCACAATACAACTGTTTCTAGACCTACAATCGGTTAATTTAAAGACGGACGATTCTTAAGGAACAGCGGTTCAACTACATCAAATCCTGGCGAACTACCCAGAAAAGAGCAAACTAGCTGGTAAAACCAATGGCTAGCCCCCAAAAAAAACTCATCACATGCGCAGGGGAAGGTAACGTAACATGGAGCAAACTAGGACAAAAGAATTCAAACAACCCCCCTAGTACACCTTAGGTTGTAAGTCAATGGACGCTTAAAGCATTGGATAATTATGGAGCCAATATTTCATCAAGGATCCCAATCCCCAAGATGAAAGTGGACTGCTTACTTAGGCAGTTTGTTAGATTCAGACAACGCTTTAGAAAGCGTGTCAGCCAACAAGTTCACAGTAGACCTACTCAAACTGGTACCACTGGAACCCACGGAGGAATCAGCTTTTTCCTCCTCAAAATCTGAATCAATAGATTCAGACAAAAGTCGAGGAACCCGATGTTGTGAGCGCACAAAATTCTTTAACTCACAAACCTGGTCCCTTAACTCTTCAATTTCACTTCTCAATGGATTACGAGCGGTTATCACACTACTAGGCAGTGCGAAGATAAACAAATCCCCGCTTCCCGTGCCTGTAATAGTCGCATTTGCATTGAGAGTCAAAGCCACACCACCGGTTGGTACCGTAATAGTTTGATTCAACATTGCAAATGAAGTGGTTGTACCAGCCAAGCTAACGTTGGCAGCAACAGAATCCCTAGTAGCTGACTGGGTCAATATGTTTAAAGCTGTTGCGGAAACAAAGGATGAAATAGCACCTATACTAGTAGCGCCCATCAGTGCTAGACTAATAAAATAGTTTCCTGGTATACCTGCGGGGAACGTCAAAGTCCCACCAGCAGATAAGGTGATTCCTGATAAATTGGATGAACCACCAGATTGAAGAGTAAACGCAGCTAAATTGTTAGCCGTAGTAGCTGCAATAGTTGACCAATGCATAGCTCCTCCGACAACAGTAGCCGGACCCAATATTGGTCGCTTCAAACGTAAACGATAATACACGTGAAGTTCACCAAAAGCCGTAGTGTTGGCTTGACCTTGGGTACTAACATACAAATTACCGACATCATAAGTCTTGATATCGGTAGAAGCAACAGAGCCTATCCTTACATATTTTGCATCATTTTTTCGCATGATCTGAGGATCAACGGTGAGACGAATCACTGATGTGGACGGCAGACAAGGAACTGTATGAGGTTCCGTGTCTTCTACCTCTTGCTTGGTGTTTGGTGCAGCATCGGCTGCATCATAGTCGAACGACAAAACAACGACCCCAGTCTGCCCTTGAGTGGCATAACCAGACACCTCTGACGTGACATAAAATTCCAATGCTTCAAACTCATATTCATCGTAGAGTTGAGCAATTTTGCTACCAAATGGAAATGTGGTTTGCAAACCAGGATTAACACTAAATGCAGTTGTGGCGAAGTTGACTGAGCCATTCACGTCTGCAATGTACTCATCATTCTCAATTACTTGGGGTTTCCTCGTCATGGCAGCATTACTGGAAGTAGCCATACCCACTTGAGCAATTTTCTGACCAGGCATTCCTGTAAACCGGTTGGAATTAGCACCAAGGAGCATTGGTCCCAATGCTCCCACTTGTTTAGCCCGCCTCTTACGGCCCTGCTTCGAGGGTCGGGGGGGCTCAGCCATCCTACGTTGATTACGTGGCTGCATAAATCCTTGACGGGGTCGCACTTTAGGTCCAGGATTAGACTCAACACAAACCAACCTTGCAGCTGGTGGGGATTTTATATGTGCCGGGCCTTTAACAAAAGTCCTGACTTTAATGCGCCCTTGTTTTCTAGTCAAGGTCACTACCTTTCGAGTATTCTTTGCGTTCTCGTTCGCACGGGTTTTTACTGTGGCCACCGCACCATTACTTAGTTGATTTTCTGAAGACAACAATTTCACAATAGGCATAGTTATTAAGTTTTCTAGTTTTAAATTTAAGGCCTACACATGCAGCTGTCTAGGCTGTAGAGGTGCAAAAGGTTTTCCAAATTTATCGGTCATGGATCCGTGCTATTTCGGAGCAACCGCTTCCACTTAGATTACAGTCCTTTTCAACTGGTACATTGAACTAATATCGCCCAAAACTTCAGACTGTAGTAGAGATAAGTGGGTCATTAGCGAGATATTCGCTCGCAACGATTGCATGCACTCTGTATTAGGGATCTCATCTCCCACTTCACAGGCTTGTGACTGTTCGAGGCAACCAAAATATGATTACAAGGAGGCGGGCCTTACTGCCCATTAAGTCCCGCATTCAGCGGCACCTCAACTAACACTCGAGCTACATTACACGCTAAGCGTGTCGTGCATGCAAGGCTCAAAAGCCTACCTAAGCACCCACATAAATGGCTTGAGGACCGGATGTGTCACGGTCCAACAAAAGATCACACACCTGTGGATATGTGTCTCCAAGCTTCATTTTCTGTAGTGATTTTTCAAACTGGTGCTGGATACCATAATCCCAATAATAATGGTTATCCAACAGCAACATAGTTTCAACAGTAGAGATATGTTGACGAGCGACATTCACCTTATGTTCTTCAAACTCCTTAACGAAAAAGGCTTGATGATTTTCAGTCAGCTCCAATATGCGCTTAACAACAGCGTGCAAAGGGGGGATGAAGTGGCAGTTTTGTTGCAAACCTAAAGCCACCCCTCGCATCATCGATTCCCGTGTAACATTCACTGGTGGATTGATGATGTATCCCAACTTGGCCATAACCTTGCCAGGCTTAGGCCCAAAAACGTATCCATCTGCAACAGGATATAAACGGTTAGAACAGAACTCTAAATCCTCAGGTTTCTCACGGTATATTGCTTCGCTATCGAAACCGAGTGTAGCCATACCTTCACGCCAAGGAAACTCAAAGCTTTCAGAATGGCGCATGGCGTTATCATCACCTTGCAGCAACATTCTAATGCTATCCCGAGCTTCCAAAACTGAACGACCAGTCCAGCGGCAGTATAGATACAAATGAGAGAGTCCATTGATAATGGAATTCATGATTGAAGTATAAGGATCACCAGACTTCCTAGTCCCTTCACACTTATAACGCCACCCAAAATGAGTCTTACCATGTGTAAAAATGTTGGCTTTCATCAACTGAATAACGGCTCTAGGAGCCCTCAGTCTCTTACACATCCAAACTTCAAAATCACACCATGGTTTACTAATCGAGCAATCAAAAGATCCAAGATCATCTTCCAAAAGTTTACCATCCCCCTGCATAATGAAATCAGCGCAATCCTCAGCACTAATTCCACTAGTAAAACACAAATTATGTTTCTGATTCCACCTCCTTTTAAGTAAATCTTGTAAAGCCATAACCCAGGGACCTACCAAACAAATAAATTCAGGTTGTGCACCTTGAATCAACCGTGGGGCCTTTTCTTTAACGCCTAAGGGTGACCTATAAAGATTATTTTCAACTTTTACGAAAGAGGAGCGGATAGTGTACTGATATAGTTGACTCTGGCTAAGATTACTATCATCAGTTATACCATCAGCGACAAGACGCTCATGTGTCCTAAGAAGGATACGCTTGACACTTGGTGAGGCATTTGACCGTAACAAATACTCGTTGAAACGAACTGAACATACAATCGTCATTCGGGGAAAAAGGTGCTTAAAATTCTGCTTGCACCACGAAAGACAATCTCTCAAACCAACTTGAACATTCAACATTTCGCGATCCTCAGGGATTATAGTCTGTTTAAGGACTCGCGCGTTCAGGGCTTGTAGTTCATTCCAACGATTACCGCAAAAGGCTTCTGGAGAATACCGCTTCGTGTCAAAGCCGTATATACACACAACTCCTTTTCGTGTGTTATAATCCATTCTCTCCAAATTACCTCGCAACTCACCGTCATCCAGACGCAGGGAAGCGTTCTCCCTACGAGTAAATTTAATATTGGCACTGTTCACTAGTTTCTTCGTGGCACACAACCACTTACGCACGACCGGCCTATCAGGTCCGGGGTTGAGTTCAATACCAACAAGCCTTGCGGCAGGTGGGACTACAACATGTTGATTCGGTCTCAAAACCCGAACCATGCCTCTAACGGCAAGCGCAACAAGACTCAGACCAAAAACAATGCAACCCACTTCCCAGCGGGTCACGGTCTTTAATGTCTTCGAAGACAACTGTGCAGATTGCAACAGTGAAGTGTGTAAATAAGCTCCCTCAACAACTCTGGAAACCAGTTGTTGGTTGGACCAAGAATCTCGGTAAGCGATGGCTGGTGCAAAGAGAACAGCCAAGTACTGCTGCTCGGATGAAATATCCAATCTACGAGCTAACTCTTTGCAACGAGAAACCACCAGTTCAAAACAAGTACCTTCCTTGTCCCGAAACTTATTCACAACGTAAGACTTGAGTTCATCGACAAGGGAGGAAGGTAGATACACTTCAAACTCATCACCCCGATCAAGATGGACACCATAGTGCTTAACGTAACACTTATCAACAGCACCAAAAGTTTGTTCGTTGTACAAGCCGAGAAAGTCAAGCTTAACAAAAGTATACCGAACAAATGCAGTTTTCAAGGTGCGTTGATCCTTATTGCCTATTATACGATCACCCGACAACGGTTTATTATTCTCATCGAGTTCTTCTTCTAATACCGGCTCTCCAGTGGACCTGGCCCAAGGATTTTCGGGTTCAGGTCCGAACACAGGTAAAGTAGGAGGCTTCAATCTAACTGAACGCAATTGCGTCAGGAGAGCCTTGCCAGAATCCTTCTCCAAAGCCGGAGCTAAGGGGATTCGAGGTCTATCTGAAACCTTCTTCCAGCGTGGATCTGTGTCCACTTGATACTGGGAAGGTAATTTCAGTCCCACATTACTTTCTGGTTCATCATGTTTCTTGTATTGAGGTGGATCTGACTCGCACGACTTAAGACGTTTATGGGCAAACTTGTTGACTCGTAAACGGCGCTTAACAATCTTGTTGATCACATCTTGTTCCTCACGGGTTTTGGGTTGGGAATCCCAAACTAACCTCACCTCACGCTCTTCTTGTCTAGAACGGGGTAACTGGAAACCATCATTATCTTTCTCTGCAGCGAAACCTCTTCGTGTTTCGCGCGCTCGCTGAACTTCGCTTTTCTTCGCAATCCGAGACTTTGAAATGCGAATAATTGGTATTTTGGCAGGATCTTTTATTTTCGGCATTGACCAGCGTCCAATTCTGGTTGTTAGTGCCTAGTCGAAGAAGGGGTGTGGTTCCCACTGCGCTGTGCGCCCCCATGACCATGAGATTTACGGATAGCTGTTAGAATCTTCCACTGAATACTCAGCGTGTCCACTGGCTGTTCACTCTCACGATTTTTATTTATGTGAGCATCTTCCTCCTCGACAGAGAAGACTGCTCACAGAGGCCGCAGAAAGGCGGCTCTTAGACTGGCTTTACATCACTGGGTTAGTTTAAGCTACACTCCCCAGGCACGACCACCTAATAACGGACGGGTACTATTAGTTTGACCAGTCCTGTCCCCTAAGTTGATAAGGATACAAGGTCTTACGAAAAAGAGGTGCACACCGCCGATACGGCTGCCTTCCCCCCAATTACTCTGCCCTCGAACGACAATAACCCCTGGTTGCGATTAAATCCGCCCAGTAGGAAAGACAAGAATAACCTTCTTGAATTCTTTTAAAGAAAAGCGGAACCGTTGACGGCCCTGAAAAGAAAGTCTTG